ATGGGTCACCTTGCAGAACTCCAAAAATAAACGACCTTCTGTCCCATAGTTTGGCTGCTTTCGGGTAAAAGTGAACCCCATCCAGTGCAACCATTTTTCATGCACGGTGTTCCGAGCGTCCATGTAATTCCATAGCACGTCGTATTGCTGGTCCAGGTCGGCCACCCAGGTTTTAATATTGCGCAAAAACCTGTGTCGGTTAGTGAAATCGTCAACCATAGCGTTAGTGCCCAACATCCATACCTGCCCAACCCGTGGGTTTAGTTCATCAGGTACAACACCTCCAATAGCTATAGGCTTTTGGCTGTGCGACAACATTGTTTTCATCGGGTTGCTAACGCCATAGCTGTAAATCAAACAGGTTCTTGGCCCTAAGCCAGAAGCAGCTTTTACTTCCATAACGTCTTCTTCTCTCATGTCTTCAGCAACAATTTCAAGGTCGCCCCATTCGGTATCTCTTAGTAAATTCATAGCCTTGCAGCCCTGCTGTGATACCAGCCTTCCCATTCAGCTGATTGGAAACGGCAAGGCAAAGGACTGCTGCTTGTCAATTGAATAATGGTTTTTATGTTTTCGCCCATAACCGGAACCCTGTAGCGATCATTCTTGCTATTCATGACCCCGATATAACTAGCATCGCCTGGCGTTATGGCGTTGTAGGGGTAAGTTTGCGTGGCCCTGCCTTGCGGGGTAATCACAATGTTAAAAGCTGAGGTTGTATCAAACACCATTGTCCATGTTCTAAGCATTAACTTGGGCCCAGCAGCTACAGCCAGGCCGCCGCCTGCTGGTTGTTCCATAATGTATTGGGTGCTGAATTGATAGCTCATGTCGTATAACTCGCCTACATAAAATTTTGTATTTGCCAGGGTTAAGTTACCGCTTACGACTATCTGCCCAACTCCACCAGTACCACCAGTTGCTGACACGCTAATGACGTTAGGTATTTGGCCATAAAGAAGAGGATTAGTTGTGAAGTATCTGCCAACCAAGCGATAGGTAGCGCCAGCTTGCAATGGGTATGGCGGTTCAATGGTGGATTGCACAGCCAATCCAGAAGGGGTAGTAAGGGCTACGGTGCAAAGAGCTTCACTAACTTTGCGATCTAGCAATAGTTCAATTGCTGTAGTCGTATCGTCAGTTTGATTAGCCCTAAGACTTATTCTTTCTAAATACACACCGTTAGAATATTCAACCATTACATACAGGTTGCTGTCTAAAACATTAGCGCCTACAATTGATTTAACAGTTCCAGAAAACTCCCAATACGACCAAGCCGATTGTAATTTAGTGTCATCTTGATAAGTAAACTTATATATATAAAGTCTTCGCGGTTGATCTTTGCTAACAATTATTAGCATTTCTTCTGAGATAGTTGCGGTAAAAGAACATAGAGTGCCTGGTAAATACTTAGGAATTGCCGATGTAATTTCCTCTGATATAGGAGCAGGGCCGCTGCTATCGGGCAAGAAAAATTCCCGGATACCAGTAAATGCACCTTTCGGTACAGCAAAATACAACGTCCGGCCAATGGCTACTGGGTCAACAGTCGCAACCATTTCAAACGCGGTCATTGACGATATGTTTGCTGTCTTTGGCGTAAGCGCAGCAGCAACGTTACCTGTGTCCAATCGAAACTGGCCATGGCGGCTAAATAGCAGCAAGCTGTTGGCAAAAGCTGAGCTAGCAACTAGAAAGTTAATCTCTGTACCACCAACTGATATGTCAATAGGGTCGCTGTCAACTACGGTTTGAACTGTCTCTGGCCAAAACCTATCAAAACTGTCAGCAGCTGACAGAATTACGTTCTCGTCGGCCAGAAACACCAGCCTATTTCTAAATAAGTTTACGTTTTGAATAGTTGTGCCAACAAACGAAGGGTTAGGGGCAGTAGTTGTATCTCCCGCTACACGCTCAGACCAATCAAAATCTTCAAAACTAAAGTTACCAGTTGCTGGATCACGTATTAATACATGCGGCATAGTTGCTTTATCAAATTCGTACACAATCCCAGGTGCTACTGTCTCTCTCCAAACTCCTGGGCCAAAACCACTGCCTGCTGCAGCCTCAAATCTAACGTAGTAATCATCTAAGCCAGTAGATTTACTGCCTTGAATTTCTACAGTAAAGCCATGTTCAGCAATAGTTGGCAGATCTGACAAGGAATCAACCGTACCTTTAATTGCCCTTGTCATTTCACCATTTCTATTATCAGTAGAGCTGAGAGTGTAAGCGCCGCCGTTGTTTTTAACAATGCGAACAATGTAGTCAGAAGCAGTTGCTACAAATGAAGCATTAAAAGTAGGGTTAGCATTTAAAGCAATAGTTAGGTTGGTAGCAATAGTTACGTTAGACGGAACGGTAGGCGATGCAGCTGTAACTTCCGTTACGGTAATAGCATCAACTTTGATAGTATAAGTAACAGCATAGTCAGCAGTTTTAATGAACACCATGCCCTTGGTGCCCCAGTTAGTAGAAGTGCTAGCTGTCATTGCTACTGTCTTTTCTCTATTAACAATAAAAGTATAATCAGCAACAGAAGCTATCCTAAATACTTCTGACGGCTTGCCGGTAATGTTTAAATAGCCAGTTCCGTCAGGAGTAGAAATAGTTCTAGCTGTGCCATCTATATCAAAAACTTTAATGTCATTGTCCAGAATTATTAGTAGGTTTCTAATAGTTCCGTCTCGATCAATAATTGCAGTAAAAGGACGCTCAGTCCCTGCGGTGCCGTTAAAAAGCTTGGCAATGTGTTAGGAAGGCGGTCGCTTCTTTAAGCCTTCAACCGGGCTTGGCATACAGTTGACAACTGATTCAGCTTGAGAGGCCAAGCGCAAAGCTGCAGGTTGCAGGCTTACGCCGTTAATCAAGTTAGGAATAGAGCCAGCAATGAGAGGCATGATTATTGGCGGCGAAGGGCACGGCTAGGCATGTAGCCCATTATGACAGCACTATGATTTGGATTGCCGCGCAGCATATTGTGATCTCCAACACTGGTTTCTATTTCCAAGAACATAGACCTAGCTTCCAGCTCAGCGGTTAAATTAATTTTGCTTAGGTCGGCACTACCAAGAATTGCTTCTTGCAGCTGACGGCCAGCCTTGATGGTGAAGTAGGAGCGAGCGTGTTCAGGGAGGTCATCCCAATCCAAAAAGTAAGTAACATCTGCGTAAAGGTCATCGTCAAATTCATAAGTATTATTGTAACGGTCGTATAACTTGGAACCGCGTTGCACAATATCACTGAACGGGTAACGGTATCCATCTACCACTACTCGGCTAACGGTAGTAGCCAGGCTGATGTGGTTAGTATTTGCAGTTCTTTGCAGGAATTTTTCACGGTCGGTATTAAACGACCAGCCCTCAGCTTGCATTTTACGGCTGACGTCGGTCAATGTATCTTGCGCTTGAGAAGCTAAGCCAAATAAACCATTAAGGCTGGAGACTGGTGCTTCCCCTAGCATTTGCAATACCCTGTTAGTCGCCTCCAGGAAACTGGTCTTTGCAATAGTCATAAAAAAAAGGGGGCGTATTGCCCCCATTGTGCCTGATTAGTAAAGGACTCGCTTACACGGTATCGAAGTAAATCTCAACAGCACAGTCAGGACGCAAGATGCCTGTACCAATAGCCATTGAAGCGATCATGAACGTACCTTGCCATAGGGCATGTACGTCACCACCAGTCGTTTCCATTTTGAGATCCATCAGCTTGACAGTACCAACTGCCATAGGATTCCAAACCAAAGCAACGTTGGCTGTGTAGTCAGCATCGTATGCGTTGTTCTCGCCACTTACCGCAGCGCGGTTAGTGGTAGGTAAGTGGGTGGATTTAACAATGCTGATACCAGCCACCTTTAAAACAGTACCGTCTGCATAAGCACCGGCACCGCCCCAATCGCGGTTGATAACGTTGGTCTCTTGCACCAACTTGTAATACTCACGAGGAGCTAATGCGCAATAGCGATCACCCTCGGGCAAGCTGTTCTCATCCATGGCCTGAGCAGCTGCAAACAATGCAGCAGCTAACTGGGCACCTGTCACTGCAGCCTTAGTAGCAGCAATGATCTTGACGCGGGTACCACCAGGGAGGTCGGTGTTGAAGTTAGTGGCAGTACGTGCAGCTTTAGCAATAACGGCAGCTACGTTCTGGTCGTAGGTATATGCCAAGGCATTACCCATTTCAACACTGAACTGAGAGCGCACGTCGTAGTGGTTCTTAGCTTCGTCAATGTCAGGCAGGAACACATGGCTGATTAGCTTGTCGTCAATGTTGACGGTAGCTTCAGCAACCTTTTGTGCAGTACCAATAATCTGGTTGCCAGGTGTGTGATACGCAGCAGAGTTCAAACCAATAATTGGGAACTGCGCAGTTTTGCCAGAGCTAATAGTGCGAACTTTGTGTAGTGCTTCAAACACTGTTGCTTTGCGGAAAGCGGTCAGGACTTCTCCAGCCCAGACCTTGAGGAACATTGCATTGTCGCCGGCAAAGTTGCCGCCGCCAGCATTGTTGACTAGGCCAAGCCTAGTCGCGGTAAAGTTTGGTGCAGCCATTGAAAGATCTCCTAGAGAGTTTGGTTTGGGTTTCCCCGACCTGAACTCCTATCGCTGGGGGTGTCCGTCGCAACGGGCCGTCGGTCAATGAGCGGGTCTAGGTGTAGTAAGCATAAACCACTGTCAACCCATAATGCCAGGTGACTTAGCTAGCTTGGCAAATACTTTTTGCCTGAACGCAGGATCTTTTGCGTACTTAGGGTTTGCAATATCTTCTAGGTATTGCTCAGTGGATTGATACTTGTTCTCTGTACCTTGGGAACTACGACCGCCTAGTAACTTGGGTTCATACCCATTGGCTGCTCGGTATTGGCTTTGCAGTTGTTGAGCTGCTAAGCGTATCAACCCACTGTTGCTAGTAGCCACAGCAAAGTTAAAGGCTTCCGCATCTTCTTTAGAGATGCTGCCTTCTTTAGCCGCCCAATCAATCATGCGTTGGTATTCCTCTGCCCCACCTAATGCCTTCTTGATCTTGTTAGTTTCAGCAATACTAAGAGCTTGGGCCTCTTCGGTTTTAGCTGAAGTGCCACTGAGGTAAGCATCAACCATGGCGCGGGTAAAGCCAACGCTCTCTAGCTGGCCAAACATTTCATCGCTAAGGGTTCCGTTCTCTTGATAGAACTGATCCATCCCCAAGAAATCAACGTCGTTGTCTTGGAAGATCTGGGTAACAGCTGGGCCATACGCTTCAAGTAAAGCGCTTTGCCTATCAGCACTGTCGTCTTCACCCTGTTCTTCTTGAGCTTCAGGCTCAGCCTCTTCAGTTTCTTGCTCTTGAGGTTGGCGGCTAGCTTGTAGCTTTTGCAGTTCCTTGTAGCCGCGCTCTAATTCCTCAACAGATTTGTACTTGCCAGCAAAAAGCTGAGGTGCCTCCTCAAGGCTGTCGCCCATTCGGGCATCCTCTTCTTCCAAGTAAGCAATGTTCTCATCAGAAAACGCAGGCATTTCTGTACCGCGTAAGACAACAGGCTCAGTCATGGTTAATTAATAGTGATGTGTCGTGGGTTGTCTTGAGTAACAATAGGCCGGGCACTAGGCTTTTCCCTAGTAATAAAAGGTGGTGGTGTATCTATTGTGATTATATTTTTAGACGGGGCTGGGCTCACCTGCGTCAGTTCCAAGGGGCTGCTCAGGGAGGGCGGCTGGTTCAGCACCGGGGCCGCCTCCGGGAGAGGGCATTCCGGTTGGGTTTCCTTGTTCATCAAATTGCGGACCATAGGGAGCACCGGGTTGGGTGAAGTTTTTAGCTAGTTGGCCAAGGGCAGGGGACGCTAAGCCCTGCTTAGTCATTTCCATTTGCTGCATCTGTTGCTGTTGTTCTGCAGCCGCTTGAGCTGCAGCATCTAAGTCTTCCTTAGTCTTCACTAGATCAGTTGTGTCTATCGACACACTGTTAGCTAGACGGCGCAAGGCTTCGTCAATATTAATATACCGCTCTAATACTTCTGGGCCTAACACTTGGCTAGCTGTAGTAATAAATTCAATCAGCTTGTTGCGATCATCACCGCGACCAATAGCCTCAAGGCCAGTAACAGCCTTAGCAGTAATGGGATCTTTACCGCCAGATGTTTTAGGCAGGCTTGGGATCTTGCCTTGCTTCTTAAGAACAAACATAAGACGCCGCACCATAGGTAGCTGCAACTCTTGGGTAAGGATGGAGTAAAGGCCACCAATGCCAGCCTCCAACTCTTGACTCATAAACCTAATCTCTTCTGCTGTTACCCTTTCGCCTGGTCGTTGGATGGCAGTGTTTAACAGGAAAGCAAACTGCAACCTGTTCTCAATGCGATCAATCACACTGTTAGCAATGCTTAGATCCTGTGCCTTTTGGCTTTGAATAACAGTTACATCTGCTGCATTGCCTTGAATGATTGCACCGTTCATAGCGTTAGCTATGGTGCGCGGCCTTGTTGTGCCGTTGGGATTAACAAGGAACAAGATCTTAGCTGCAGCAGCAGAAGCTTCCAGCACTGCTTGGTATAAAGCCTCAAGGGCTAGCAGGTCACCGTAGTATTCCTCGATGTAACTGCGGCCATACTCCTCGCCATCTACACGGTTAAACCGTAGTGGTATCCAAGGAGATACATCCTTCTTGCTCATGCCATGGCTGTTAGGTATCTCCTTGCCCTTTACTTCTTGATACCAATGAACCTCATCCCCCTCGTTGTGGATGATGGTGTACATCTTGACGGTCTTCTCGGTGTACATACCGTTATCGCCGTCTTCATATTCATTGCCGTACTCAGTTAGAAAATCTTCAGGCAATGCGCCTGGATAAATCTCCTCTTCAACAATGATGTGTTCAATGTGACCCATTGGATCACGACACAAGGCATAGCTGTTGAGGTGGTACACACGGAAGCCATCCTCTGCCACATAAAGCAGAGCGTTACCACCTACTAGCAAATGCTTAAAGGCTTCGTGCATGGCAGCCCGACCGCCGTTCACCTCCATCGCTTGCATTACTGTGTTCTCTACAGCAACCAGCGCCCGTTCAAATTCAGACTTGGCCATTGCTTCAACTTCACCAGGCGCTGACTTCAATACCGCGTTATCTACGGTCAGCTTGAAGAAGCTTTGGTTAGGTGGGAAGAGAGTGATCAATAACTTACTGGCCAAGTAGTTAACGCCTCTTGCCCCCAACGATTGGTAAGGGGTG